AAGCCGACGGTAAGCCCCCAGTTGATGCTGGCCCTCATCAACCGCTCCGGCCAAGTGGAGAACATCCAGATTGACAGCGGCAAAGATGGCGCAACTGTGACTATTAAGCGCAAGGGCCGCTCTGCGTATACTGCCAAGTTCGGCCCGGCTGAAGCTGTGGCAATGGGCCTGAACGGCAAGGATAACTACAAGAAGCAGGCCGCAACGATGTATAAGTGGCGCGCGGTGGCCGACGCTGCCCGCGCGACGTTCGCGGATGTGCTGCTTGGACTCTACACGCCTGACGAAATGGGCGCCGCTGTCGAGCCTGAAAGCGGGGAAGTTATCGAAGCCATACTGGAACCGACGCCGATAGCCGAACCTGAACCCGTCGAGCCTGAACCTGAAGCCAAGCCGACGGGCAGCAAAGGCACGCGCGAAATCCTGCGGCTTATCAATGAGCTACAGTGGGGCAAGGACAAGGTTGCCGCGTGGATGGAAGAGCATTTCAACTATGCGATTGAAACTGACGATATGGCCGGGGTGTTTGATGCGCTCGGGGTGGCCGAACAGCGAAAGATATTCGTGGCGCTGAAGGCTGCGTTTCGGAACGGAGGGAAACAATGAGCGAATCGAAGTATACAAAAGGGCCGTGGCATTGGGAGCATTCAGATGGGCTTCGGAAGAGGCTGACAACAGTCGGGAGCGATGTATTCACTGCGGCGCTGACCGATGATTACTTCCCCTATGTGGACATAGACGAACCGGACGCCAACCTGATAGCCGCCGCGCCTGACTTGCTGGAAGCGTTGGAATTTGCCTTGCAGCAGACAGGCTGCGACGGTGACCTGTGTACGGAGGACTGGCACGAAGAAGCGCGTAAGGCAATCGCAAAAGCAAAGGGAGAGGCTTAAGCGATGATGGCCGGCGAATCGAAACATCACCGGCCATCATCAATCGAGAATTAGGCTAACCAATCAAGGAATAGGCTAGCAGGGCCATTATAGCACGGAGGGAATCATGCAGGAGACACTGACGGTGATGAATATGCCTGTGACTGTCCAGTCGCCGCCGCGCTGGTGGACGGTGCGCGACGTGGCCGAGTATCGCGGCTTGAGCGAATCGGCCATTTACACTTACGTCTGCCGCGCCAGGAAGCTACGCAAGCAAGGCAAGCACGGCGGCATCCCATTTTCACAGCCGCGTGGCACTGGCGCTCTGAGGTTCAGGCCAGAGGCGGTTAAACGATTCTTCGAGGGTGAGGAGGAATCAGGCAAATGAGTGAAACCAAAATGTTGACGATTGAATTTGTCCAGCAGTCGAGCGGGGAATGTGGGGAGGCGGAACTTCGGATTATGGAACTTCAAGACGAGCGCGATACCGCGATTCGAGAGCGAGACGAATCGCGATTCATAGCCGAGAAGAAGCACGATTATCTTGAGAAGCAGCAGACGGCAATCCGCGAGCTTGAGGCGCAGTTAGCGGTGAAAGACTCCACTATCTCCGACCTGCGCGAGGCCGATAAGCGCGCGGTGAAGATTGCGGCGGGGCAGGTGGAGGAAGTGAAGAGGGAGCTAGAGGCGCAGTTGAAGGAGGCGAACGCGCGAATCGCCGACTTTGAGATGCTGTTACATGAGTGTCCAGACTGCGGCGCTACAACAAACTTCATCGGTAAAGGCTTGTATGAGTGCTGGAAATGCACAGAGGCCGAAGTGCGCGAGAAGTGGAAGACCGTCGAAGCGCGCGAGGCGGCGTTGAAAGAAGAGAATGAGCGGCTGCGGGGTGTCTTGCAGCGGATAGTCAAACGCGTACAAGGCTGTACCCCCATTGTGGCGACAGACGTGCGAGAGATGGCGCAAGCCGCGCTGCGAGCCGAGCGGGAGGTGGAGGAGCGTCAAGCCGAAGTAGACACCACCGCCGACACGGAAGGAGCGAAGGGGGATAAATGCGAAAGTTTGACGTGATTTCCAAGGATATCCCAGAAGAGTTGCGGACGAGGCGCGGAACCTACAGAGCGACAATTACAGTTGGCGTCTCGTTTATAGACTTTGAGGGCGTTTATGAACTCCCAGAAACGGCGCTTGTCCGGGACACCATTGAATCGCGTTTGAGGGCGTTCGTAGGCGTGAGCATTTTGATCCAGGAAGGAGCGAAGGGGGAATGAGCGAACGAACCGAAGAAATGCCGGTTGAATACGTACTGGTCTGTTCGTGCGGGAAAGGGCAACGGCTGGAACTGACGTCCCGCGAACAGCGCGACGGCGACTTGAATGACAGCACTCAAATCCTTGCCAACTTGTTCGAATATTTCCACGCGCAACACGGCACAGTCGAAGGTGGGTTTACGCTGAAAGCCCCCGCCAGCACGCGCGCGGGGGAGGTTGAGGAATGAGCGAACAGACACAAAGAAAGTGGAAATACACTGTGCGTCGGCAGTTTGGATTTCCGCATTATCACGTAACGCTGTTTTCCGATAGTTGCCATGTGTGGGACGTTTTGAACACCAACAGATGGGAGATTGACTATACCGGGCGCATCAAATTCAACACGCAGGCTGAGGCCGAGAGGTTTATCGCCAGCGTGCGGCGGGCGCTTTCAAGGCGCGGAATCAAGCTCAGCTTGATTGAAAAACACATTGCGATATAACAAGAACTATATCAACTTCCCCGGCTACCATAATAACTATTATCGGACCCAGCGGATACGCTTATTTGTTTTACTTTTCAGCCGCTCTTCTGTATAATCCGACCTATGAAAAAGCAGCTAAACTATGACGAACTCATTGCCCTTCTCAGGCGCAGAATCAAGGAATGCGGGTCACAGAAGGACTTTGCGGCTATGGCTGGCATTTCGGCTCAATATGTCAGCGATGTGCTCCATCGCCGCCGCGAGCCTGGGCAGGCAATACTTGACGCGCTTGAACTGCAAAGGGTCGTGACTTATAGAGAAAAGGATTAACCCGATGACACGGCTTATAGGCGAGAAGAAAGGACGTATGAGCAAAAAAGAAGAGAAGTCACCAGCAGAGATAGCAAAACAGAATGGCTGGACTTCTGGCAATGTTCTTCGCGCTGTGGAACACCGACGCGCCGATGTGCTGTTCCAGGTTACGGCAGTTGGTCATGAAATAGTCTTAGGACGAAGAATATTAAGCAATGGCAAGTACGGAAACGAAACCGAACTGCCGCTCTGCGACGAGTTTATTCGATGGTTTCGGGAATAACCGCCTAGCCTCCCGCCTGCCGGGAGAGAAAGGAAAGTATGCCAGATATTTACTTCAAAGACAGAGCGATAAACCTGCCTGGTATTCGGCGCTATTTGGCCGAGCGCGGCTTGGCAACTGTTCGTGTGGATACATATCCCAGCGATTATGACGAGTATCGTATAGTAATTAAAGGCGCGCCGCTTGGCAGTGGTCTACGCGTTTACGAACAGGCGATTGACACGGCTAAGAAAGAATACAAGCGCAAGGTAAAGAAAGAACGATGAGTAACCACCCTTCCCGCCTGCGCGCGGGTGAAACATTGACCGCGACCGAAGTCCTCAGCCATAATCCTCCTGCCCGAATCCTAACGAAAGATGCCCGATAATCCATGTCCGTCAAACTGCTTAATGGTGTGTGGCGCTACCGCTTCATGCACAAGGGCAAGAGCTATTTCAAGTCCTTGCCCGGCGTGAGGACTAAGACAGATGCGCGCGCAGCCGAGGATGCCCGCAAAACCAAAGTACGCGAAGGCCGCGACGACGAACCCGACACCTCCACGAACTTTCGCGCATTCGTAGAAGAAACCTTCCTCCCCTGGGCTGAAACAAACCTGTCCCCCGGCTCCTACCAGTCCTACAAGTGGCGCTGTGACGTGCTGATAGAAGCGTTCGGCAAGATGGACATCGCCGACGTGTCCCAGATAGCCATTGAGAAGCTGAAGCGCGCCGAGCTGAAGCGCGTCACAATCCGCAAAGCCACGCAGTCAGCTGCCAGCGTGAACCGCACGCTGCAGACGCTAGCTTCGATATTCAGCCGCGCGGTGGAACTGAAGCTGCTCCACCAAGACGACAGGCCGAAGATTGAAACCTTGCGCGAAGATAACCAGCGCATTCGCTACCTCACCGTCGAAGAGGAAAAGCGCCTGAGAGAGGCCGCTGCAGAATCCTGGCCCTATCTCGATGACATCATCTGCGTCGGCTGCGCCACCGGGCTACGGCTGGATGAACTCTTCAGTTTGAAGAAGTCAGAGGTAGACTTACTGCTAAATGTGGTGCTGGTGCTGGACGGTAAAGGCGGTAAGTCCCGCGTTGTGCCTCTCGACCCGCAGGGCGAATGCCGGGCAATTCTGGCGCGTCTCGTCACCGTCTCCAAGTCCGAGTACATCTTCACTTCCCCGCACTCAGGCGGCAAGTTCACCAGAGTGACAAAGTCGCTAGCCTCTGCCTGCAGGATAGCTGGACTCACAGGCGTCACTCTCCATACCCTGCGTCACACATTCTGTACCCGGCTTGCGGCGGCTGGCGTGGACGTGCGAACCATCATGGAGCTTGCCGGCCACGAGGACATCAGCACCACGCTCAAGTACACTCACGTCGTCAAAGCCTCCACGCATGACGCCATCCGGCGCCTCACCGAACTTCAAAGCAAGTTGCACAAATTTTACACTCCTGAAGAAATGGCCGATGACGCTGATGGTACTTATAGCCAATGACTGCAATGTTTAAGTAAGTGTAGAAAAGCGGAGAGTGAGGGATTCGAACCCCCATTATCCGCTTTGCTAAATTCCTCAATGTTTGCTAAGTCTCTTTAGAACTTGGCTAAATATGGCGGGTTAGAGGCTGAGGCGTTGCAATATTCTTTCTATTCTCAAACTTTCTCTTTTTTCTTTTGCACAGATTTTGCACACGTCACATTGAAGATAATTCAACTGCTAAGTTTTGTGATATTATGCGCCTGGGGGCGTCTACGTATAACGTGGCCGAGAGGCTAAAAGCTGATACCAGCTAAGTGCTAACCTGAGGCTGGCTACTCGATAGGGAGGCACGCGCAGGTTCGAATCCTGCCATTATGCGCCGCCCAGGAGGATGACAAATGAGCAGAGAAGAGCTTGAGATGTGGCGCGCACAGGTGGATAAAGACTGGGAAGAGCGCCAGCGCAAAAGCCGCAAATTACGCCGTATAATGAATGTTCTTATTGTCGTATGGCTCGTCCTGTACGCGGCTCTAATTGTCGGCATCATTCTGGACGGAGAATCACGCAAATGAACTGGACATCTGAATACCCAACACAACCGGGATACTACTGGATTCGCAATCTCTTGCGGCACGTAGACCCGCAATGGCAAAAGTACGAAGAAGTAGAAACGGTGCCTTTTATTGTTGAAGTCACTAGAGACCTTACCTTTTATCCTACGGGTGGAGAAACCGAACGCGACAGTAGCGACATCGTGTCCTGCGAATGGTGCGGCCCTATCACGCCACCAGAGCAGGAGAATGTTCATTAGGATACTAAATATCTCTTTACTTCTTTAGTCCCATATATTAAACTCTGTCCCATTAGCAACATGTCACTCTGACATTCCCCTACCCGGCTACTTGCTAAGACAAAGCAACTGAGAATCCGTAATATGACAATCTCTGCACAACAGCCTAGATATGAGGCTCTTCGCTACACCTGCTCTCACGGACACGAATACGTCCTCATAGCACCTGCAACTGAGCTTTTATCCATTGACGCTTTGGACAATAGCTGTGACTGTCGGGACGGTAAGCTCCCAGGCGTCAACCTGTTCATCCTCGATTCGTCCGAGGCGAACGCCGAACCGGGGCAAAACCCCAATAAGCCCCAATAAATCATCCCATCCCTTCTCGCTTTCACCTATCACTTTAACTTATAGGGTGTAAACCCCTGGTAGTATTGACAAAAACCCCATCCACTACGACTGGACACCATCAGTATCTGCACCGCATCAGTCCACCGTTACTAACGTGTAGCCATTAGGTGACACTGTGCCACGTACTAGACACTGCACAACGTTCCACGTACAACACGCGATACACTGTGCCACTGGCCAAGCCGAAGGGCCACCGATGAACCCAGGGGTGGGGTGGTAGGAGGGGGCATGGCCTGTATTCTCGCACTGAAAAAATTCTGGGGATTGGCTTAAGTGGTTAACTGTGCATAGTTTAGCGGTGGTGGTGGTCGCTTGTCAAGGTAGTTGGGGAAAGCGTACTCGCCACAGAGTTGCTTAGATACGGCAAGGCTCAGCATAGCCGACCGTTGCTCGTAGAGGTGTTTAACCTTAAGAGCGCAGCCTAGCGGGTCTTTGTTGATTTGCGTACCGGTGAAGCGTAGGACGTGCCAGCCGAGCAGTGCGAAGGTGACATCGCGGCTGGTATCCCGTTCGCGGTCTTCCTTGGTGTGGTGGTACGCGAAGCCGTCACATTCGACGATTAGTTGAGCGGCAGGGAATGCAATATCGGCATACTTACCATCGAGTTCATACTGACGCTCATAGTCCAATAGTGCTATTTGGTCAAAAGCGGCGGTTAGGCGGTTCTCAATGTAGGAAGGTTCTGGACTATCATTGACTAAGATTGACTGTGATTGACGGCAATTGACGTCACGTGATACGTTGTTATCAGTCATGGCTCTTCTCCTGTTTGTTAATGTTTCGCCTGTGCAAGAGGCGTCTCAAGTTCAAGTCAAGCATGGAGAAGAGCTTTTATTTTGTCAACGAGTGAAATTAGTGGACTTGATAAGGGGACCTAAGGGCAACACTCTCTAAGGGGAATATAATATATTTTTTTCTGATTTCGCGTGCTACATCCAGGCGACCCATATACATAAGGGCTACTATTGCAGCGGCCCTAATTTGGCGCATTGTGAATCCTTTCCACACTGGGCCGCAATATCCAAGCTCCAACCGCTGCGCTCTAGTGAGAAACCGCAAAATATGAGACTCGCCATAAAACACAGATAGCCCTATACGGTAAAACTCTATCCGGCGCGCTTTTCGTAGGCGGTAAAGGGTCACACGGTGAACATTTAGCTTTTTTGCAAGTTCCGCTTCTGTGTAGATTTGCTCTTTAATCTTCATAACCTGTCAAGACGTTTAGTTGGTTTCGACGCGGCGTCTGGCCCATCTGAATGCCTCATGGATGGATAGGAGCAGCAGCGCGCAGAATATCCAGCCTATGCCGTAGTAGGTGAAGTAGAACGTGAGCTTGGCGGCTAGGGTGTCGGTGACGGCAGCATCAGGCCACGATGAACGGAAGGGGCTGGTGATGATGATGGTGATGAACAGGTAGAACAGGAATCTGGTGAGTGTTTCTTTCATAGGCGCGCATTGTGGAACTGCCCGGTTGAGAAGTCAAGAAGCGCAACTTCTCAACCGGGGTTGAACCCGGTTATTTATTAGCCGGGTTTTTCTTGGAAGATTCGGCGGCGTCCATGATTGTATTGGCGTCCAGTTCGATTTCAGGGAGCGCAAGCTCGCGGCTGGTGATTGCTTTGGCGCGATTGTTCAGGCTATCCAGCGCGATAGCTTTGATATTGTCCGGAGCCGCTTTAAACCTGGGGCTGTCGAGCAGGCGCAGGCCGTACAGGGTGTAATTCTGGCCGAACTGCCGGACGCGCGCGTTAAATGCGTCATCCTTCTCGCCGTCTTTCTGCCGCAAGTCTGAAACGCGCTTGTTGAGCCGTTGAAGTTCGGTAAAGAGGGGTTGTGACTTCTCAATGGCAGCGTTCACAGGCTTGGAGTCGTACTGCTGGACACCTATCCCGACAGCGCCGGGTAGAGCCTTAGCGACACCAGGGAAACCTTCAGCTTGGTAAGCATCTAAGAAGTCATTCCACTGTAGCGGCAAGGTTCGCTCGAGAATGGCGTCTTTAGTTGAATATTTCTTGCCGGTGACGGTTCGGCCTTTTACCCAGTCGAAGAAGAACGAAGGAGCGGGCGCAAGTTTGGTACGCAGAAACTTGCCCGCGATGTCTAAGGCGTCCGGCCCTGTGGACTTCTCACCCTTCCGGGCACGGTTCAAGTCAGCGCCGACGCGGTACATCACCCGCATAACCTGTTGAAGCCCTGCCAGCGGGTCATATCTGAAGTTTCCTGCCCTAATTTTCAGGAAATCAGGGGAATTAGGGCTTAGGCTGACTTCGGCCCCAGCTGCTTTGGCTAGTTGGTATGTAGCGGCAACCATTCCCGCGAACTGTACCAAGTCCTTCATTTGCTCTTTCAGGACTATCCGGCCTTCGACTGTCGCCGCGTTGCGGGCATACGTCACCGGATTTAAGACATTGAGCCTCGAGGCCAGATTGCGCGGAGCGAAGAAGACTTCGTTAAGAACTGGCAGCAATTTGTCCCCGGCCTTGCCGAAACTGCCGCGCCCTGTGGTGATGTTTATCCAGTCTGCGGCTTTCTTGTATGCCGCTTGCGCCGCTTCAGGCGAGAGTCCAGCCTTGTCTATGGCTGCTTTGTATCTCGAGAAGGTGTCAATTCGCAGGCTGTCGAGATAAGTCTTATACGCCTGTTCTGAATGCTTGACGATGGGCGTTCTTTCCGCGAGTCTCGAGAGAAAATACTCTTCACCCTTGCCTAACTCCTTCGCTTGAGTGGCTAGATATAGCCCGGCTTCGTCGGCTACGCCTGCATTGGGGTGCGCGGCTATAGATTCTGCGATTTGCTGGTAGTTTTTCGTCTTGAACGCCTGAAACATTCGTATTCCGGCTCGAGCGGCCTTGCCCCATTGGGTCGGAGGCAGGGTCAGGATTGCTCCTTGGCGGAACGGGGCGGAAATATCGCCCGATGATAGGACAGAGCGAAAAAAGCGGAACGGTTCAAGGCCGTATTCAACGACCTTTTTAAGCCTCGAGGCCGGAATCTGTTCCGCCGCCTGTGATATTGCCGCGTTTAAGTCCATCGGAGCGCTAGCCGTCGGCCCGGTGACAGACGCGCTGCCGCCGCCGACGTTCATTGCCTGGGCTTCGCCTACCGATGGCCCCACGCTCTCAGTGTAGGGCGCATCAGGCGCTCGCTTGACGCCAAACGATTGCGGCGCGAACTCAGCTTCGGTTAGAAGCGGCGGGAAGTCCGTCTCCCCCGGCAGACTGCCGCGCTCCTGGATAGGATTCGGGTTATCAGGCATCACCATCTGCGGCGCGCCCTTCTGTCTGGGGTAGCGGGACTGAACCATGCTCTCATTCGGGCCTAAGTCCACGCCAGGCCTGCGACTGCGCGCAATTGACTCTATGGCCTGCTCAAGCGCCTTGCCCTTCTCTTCGGGGCTGAGGTTTGAGCGGCTGATTCTATCCACCGCCTCCTCGTATTGCTTGATGGCTTGCTGGACGCTAGGCGCGCTTTTGCCGGTTGGCCCAGGGGTTGATATAGGAGCGGACGGTTCGACGGTAGGAGAGGCTGTTTCCGCGCGAACGGCGGCGCGTTCTGTGGCTGGAACTGCCCCTTCTAACGACTGCTGTACCTCCGCTCTGGCGGCGGGCAGGGCTTCGGCTTCGATTATCTGCGCGGCGCCTTTACCGAACGTGCGACGGACGGCGTTGACGCCCGCTTTGAACGCTCGGCCTGCGCCTTTCGCCGCTGCCCCGGCAAATGGCGCTGTCACGATGTTTGCTACCGCTGTTTCGGGGGCTGTCGGGAAAGCGACTTCACCAAGTATCGAGCCGACGCCGCCCGCTATACGTCCGGCGCGCGTTCTCGGCTTGGCTTCTTCAATCGCCATGCCCTGTTTCATTGACTGAATAGGTTCGGGTAGCCGTTCGTCGGCTCTGCGGTTCAGTTCGGCCACTCGCTCCGCCTGCCCCTGCTTCGTCGGCTCATATGCGGCGCCCGCAGGGTCGAACGCCGACACGAACTCAAGCCCGGCCCTGCCAGCGCGCTCCAATGTCTCACCCGGCGCGTTGTAAAGGTCTGCGGCAGTCTCAACAACGTTGCGCAGCAGTGGCCCGGCTACGCCTGTCTGAAAACTGCTGAATACGCCCTCTGGTTGCCGCGTCGGCGCGTCGGTGAAGTCATCATAAGCGCCGGGATATTTGAGTTTAACTCTGCGCCCAAGGTCGTCGTCGGCCAAATCGTCATACTTGCCCGGATATTTCGCTTTGACTTTGCGCCCTAGTTCTTTAATGTCCGGCATTATCTTATCCCCAACGGGTCCGCCGCTTGAGCTTGTGGCGCTGCCTGCTGCTGGCCCTGTTCTCCGGTGGACAGCACGCCGTTGATTTTGACGTATGGCCATTGGCCAGCGCCGAACCCTGCCTCTACGCCGGGCCTGCCAGCGAGCCGCTTAATAAGCTGGCTGAGGCGCCGTCTCAAGTCGTCTTGCCCTTTCGCGTCCCCGCGCGCGACGGCGGTTACGAGGTTCTGCCTTGTGTTATTGAACTCTTCAACGAGTTTAGCCGTCTGCGCGCTGATACCGGTTCCACCCGCGCCGAGCCTTCCCAGTCTTGCGATTTGCGCCTGCGCCTTTTGGGCTTGCAGTCCGCGCCACTTCTCGGCGGCAGCGGACAGGTTGGGACGCATTCCAACGTTATATTCGGAAATCTCTTTGGCGATATTCGGCGGCGCGCCGTCCTTTGTTCTCAGGTCGTTCTCAATCGTCCTACGCTGCCGTTCGTCTATAGCTTTCTGTTGAGACTGTAACTTCTCGTCGGCTGCGCGTTCCTGTTCGCGTATCTTGAGCAATTCGAACGCCTGTCTGCTGCGGGTGTCGGCCTCGTCCTTGCGTATGCCCTGCTTCTTCAGCCACAGATTGTAATCGCGCTCATACTGCGCCTCTGCCAACTTGTTCGCCTGCGCCGCTTCACGTTCAGCGCGCCTGTCGGCTAGCTCAACGCCCTGTGTGCGCCGCCCCTGGTAGCGTTCCAGTTGCCGCTGGTATTCGCGTTGCGGTTCGCGCAGTTGGTCTAAGAACTCCCCGCCGCGCCCTTGTACGCCAGCGCCGAACCCCATCAGCGCGTTAGCTATCCTCTGCCCGCGTGAAAGTGGAGCGGGAGCGGTAGGCGCAGCCCCGGCGTACTGATTGACGAAGTTCATATCCGTCGCCGCAGGCTCAGCGATACGCGGCGGGAGCGGTTCAGGGTTCTGCGCCGCAAAAGCCGCCGTCGTGTCGTCCGACAATGGCCCCAGATTCGGGACTGGCGCGTATGGGATTGGCGCTGATGGCGCAGGTTTCGGCAGTCCCGGCAGGTCGCCCCGGTTGAGAGCCAGCAATAATTCTAGAATCGAGGCCATATCATCTCCTAAATGCGCTATATGCTGTCCCGGCGCCTTGTGCAAGCGCGCCAGCCGCGCTCAACGTCTTCAAGAACTTATTAAATGGCGAGTTGGCCTGGTCGAGCGCCTCTTGCTGCTGCTGCGTTTTGAGTTGGTCTAGATAGTTTGACAGGTTGAACTCCCGTGACGACTCATTAAGCTTCAGCTTGTCCAAGTCCAGCCCCGCGCTAGCGATATCGCGCTGCGTGCCCTGTCCTGACAAGTTCGAGTAGAGACTAGCCGCCCCTTCGCCCTGTCGCTGAATCAAGTCCGTCAAGTATTGTTGCAGCCCTATCGAACGCTGCGCCGCGCCGGACGCCTGTTGCTGGTTGATTCGCCCCAACGCTTCGAGGAAGCGCGCCGACTGGTCGTCGGCAATAGAGCTTTGGTTGACTTTGTTCCCGTACAACTGCGCCACCAGTTGCCCGCGCGCGTCAGTGGCCTGCTTTTGAATGTCTCCGCGTTCAGCCGCGTTGATGGCGTCGAGTTGCGCCTGTAGTTCTGGCGGTAGTGACGCGAATTGCGCTGGCTGCGTGTAGCCTTGCTCAACTCTCTGGCGCAGCGCCTCAAGTGTGGACTGCTGCCCCTGCGAGGCGGCGTTGGGCACGATGGCGGGACGGTTCGTTGTCTCTGTGAACTGCCCGTCAGGTTTGCGAATTACGTTATGCTCGTAGCCTTCAGGGTCTTTATACGTCAGCTTCCCCGGCGTCTGGCTGACTATCTGACTCCCTGGCGGTATGCGGTCAGTCAGCGCGCCGTGCAACTGGTCAAGCAGCTGTTGCGCTTCCGGCAACTGGAAGAACTGCGTAGGACTAAGCCGATAGCCCGGCCTATCAAGCCTGTCGTATAGCGCCTCAAGCTGTCGCTCGGTCGGCGAGAGATGCTCAGTGTCTCTGCCGGTGAAAAGGTATGAACGGCCCATATTGCCTCCTTACTGTTGAGTCAGTTCAATGATGCTCATATTCTGAACCACGTCGGCAGCGGCAGCGCCAGCGGCGACGACTGAACGGACACGCATAACAACTGCATTTGAGTTTAAGTTGGCCACGCCAGCTAAGTCCGTGCTTCGAGAAAACATATTGCTGCCCGTCCCGAAGCTCCCCGCTACCGCTGCCGCGCTTATACCCATCGCGTTCTCAAGTAGAAAATGTGAGACTCGGACACTTGTCGAGGACAGCCGCGCTATTCTGACAGCCATCACCCATCCTATGTTTAGCTGTATATCAGTCACCCCTGCGCCTTCGTATGTTTGCCCGTCAAACTGCGCGTTTACAGCCTTGGTTCTAGCATTGGCGGCGAAGTTGCCGCCGTACCAGACGGTTAGATAATCGCCGTTCGTTTCCAAGCTGTTCGCGGGCAGGGTGAACGTGTGAAGCACGTCCGGCCCAACCCCGGCGCTATTCGTTACCGCAAAGTTGCGATGAATGTTGCGCGGCATTGCGCGCGTCCACGCGATAAGGTTGTCAACCTCGGCAACCACATCACGAGTCAGCGCCCCGCCGTCGTCGGTAAGCCTGCGAACGATGGTTGAGGCCATCGGATTTGTTACGCGCGCAAGACTCATTGTTTCGTCAGCATTCTTATTTCCACTTCAACGCTTGTCATTCGCTGTTGTAAGTCTCTGGCGGTTTCATTGAATCCGCCAATCTGCGCCTTCAGGGATGTGATTTCCTGGTCGTGATACTTGTTCACGATGTCCATTTTGTCGTTCATGCCCTGAAGTTGCGTTTCCACCTTTTGAAGAGACGCCCCTAGACGCCACACGGCGCTTACCATCAACACAAGGTTGCTAACAATGATTGCTATTATTTGTCCAAGATTCATCGTATATGTCATATCTTGGGGGGATTGGTTCTCTCCATGCTTCATGTCATCACAATGACGCCGCTTTCTTGAGGGGCGGGGCATATCACTTCCTACAGCATCACCATGGTTTGCGAGTTTAGCGTAGTCACTTCCAGTTGAACGCTTGTGACGGTAGCCGTCACCGATGCGGACGCGATGCCCGCGCCTGACTGCGTAGCGTTCGCGTGCATCCTGTTCCGAATCGCTATCTGACTTATCGTCGGCAATGGCGTAACGTTGAACGACACAGAACCGCTCTCAATCAAACTTGCGGAGTCAATCCCGCTAACGCTGACGCTGCGTGTCAATAACGTCGTCGGAAAAGTCGCGCCGCCGTCTACGGACAATAGCGAGATAAAACTGGCGTCCGCCGCAGCGCTCCCGCCTGACGAATTGTCGGCATCGGCCCCGCCTGATGTGATGTTCCAATTGAACTTCACCACTACTTTCGTTATTTGCCCTAGCGCAGCCGGAAACGCGCTCCACCGAATGCTCTTGTTCTGCGCCGCGCCAACCCCTGTGTCTATCACCGTCGAAGACGCATAGCTTGTATTCGTCGGCGTCGTAAGCGCGTTGTCGGAGCCTAGCGCCGGGTCTGGCGTCTGATTAGTTGTCGCTTGTAGCGTGAGAATGGCCATTAAAACACCGTCCTGAATCCTTCTAAAGTGACCATTACATTTCTTTCCGTGATGGTTCCGCTTCTTGCTGTAAGAAAACAACTAAAGATTTGATTCTCTGCGGCGGTAAAGTCCCCGATATTATTCGGGTAAACCGTGGCCACGGTGTTAAACGTGTCGTTCAATCCCATATCAGCGATAGTCCCGACGCCGAATTGGTCAACCCTGAACACGAGACTCCCGCCCGCTGTATGCGAACCCTCGCGGAACATAACCTTCACCTGGGTAATGGTGTACGTACCGCCTGCCGGAACTATGAAGCTTCCAAACTCTCTGCTGTTAAGATTCGCGGTAGCAGGGTCAACAATTGACCATCCAACAGAAAACGAGACAACCCTGTCATCAACATACTGCTTCCTCGCTAATTGATTGGCAGTGGTGGGGCTTGCCGCAGGGCCAACAGGGATACTGCCGAACGTGTAGACGCCAGCCGCGCCGGTGAGTCCGTTCGCGGTCAGGGAGCCGTCATTTGTGATGGTCGCCTTGCTTGAGCCGTTCTGCTTCCAGCGCGCCAAAAGTCCCGCGCCAACCTGGTCCTGGTCAACGGGCGGGTCTGTCCCGTCCGAAGTCTTGACGAGCAACTTACTGCCCGTAGTGCCACCGTTGAGAACGCCAGCCGCGCCGGTAAGCTGGTTAAACTCGTTGTCGAGCAAAACCAGACTGGATACTGGCTTGATGGCGTCGAAACTGGCCGTCGTTCTAGTTGGTAAAGATGCCATAAATCACACGTCCGTAACTCTCTTGTTGTTGAGCGGTATGTAATCAAGAGAGAAGTCCTGAATCGTGAAGCCCTCGCCCGCCTGAGAGTTGCTAAAGTTAAAAGTTATGTCCTGCGATTCGCGCCCGTACTGATTGCTTTTGAGTGGGCGTACAATGTCGTTCTGTCCGCTAAACGTCGTTCCCCAGAGGCCCGCGCCCCACAGTCCACCGGCCCACAGCGCGCCTGTAGCCGTCCCTGTCAGTCCGAATGAGTAAGAGTCAGTCCGTAGGATGTTCTGGTCGAAGTAATACTGAACGGTAATGCCCACGCTTGCGCTCAACAGGTTCAAGCCGACGCCCCATTCGTGCCAGTACTTGCGAAGCAGTTGCGCGCCGCCGTTGAACGACTTCGGCACGAATGCCTTGGTATATGCGCTGCCCTGGTCGCTGAACGCCGCCGTGGTGAGCCGTGGCACATAGGTGAATAGCTGATAATTACTGCCGCCTGAATTGAGCGCGCCGATGACGTAGGTTTTACCGCTTGCGCCGGGAAATGAGGTGTAAGCCGTGCCCGCAACCATTCCGTTGAACCGCGTCCAGCGCACAATCCCCTCATCAACCTTCAGGTAGTCGAGGACGTAGACGACTTTATTGCCGTTGGGCGCGACGCTGGACGGAATGCTCAGCCAATACTGCGCCCCGGTGTCCACCAGAATTGATGGGATTTCCTCAGTAGTCTTGAGAAAGTTGGTAATCTCTTTGATGTTGCGGCTGTAAAACGCGGTGCGAAAGTCTTCGGCGGTTTGAACCAGCGCCAGACTTGCTATGCCCTGTTCAGAGAGAAATATGACATCGTTCGGGACTTGCTGAATGCTGTACGCGGCGACACAACCCACGTCTTTAGTCACGACTTCACGGCGTATATTGTTGGCGTCGGTATTCGGGTCTGCGAAAGCCACCAGCCGGTGTATGCTGCGCCGCTTGAAGATATACAGCGCGTCCCGCGTTGAGAACAGCCCCATAATCTTGTCGCCGTCGTTCGTGTCTATATCAATCGTCACAGCGCCAGCCGCGCCCGTAGTCGTCCAGTCTTCGGGATTGCCGAGCGCCGAACCCTGCACGCGGCTCAGGTTGGAAGCGTGCGCTACCCACACCCGGCTATTCCAAACGGCGATGTATTTCGCGCGCGGGGGACTGCCGCCCAGGGCCGCCGCCGTGCTTGTGCTGTCCACTTTCACCGGATTCGTTCCCGACGTCGCGCCGTTGACTCCGATGGCCAAGCCCCCGAACGTTACCCACTGCCAGTAGACATTATTCGGCAGCGTCAGCGCGCCGGATAGGGTTGTCAGCCCGGTGCCGTTGGTTTCGATGATGCGTAGGGTTGTGCCTTCGGTGAGCAGGATGCCTATCTCGCCAGTGTCTATTGAGAAGTAGTGCAGGGATGTGATTCGATTGGAGAACGTGTCGGCTGATAGCTGAGTGACGCCGCGACGGGTTGAGAGATTGCCGTTATCGTCAAACTCAAAGTTTAGTAAGTCCTGCGCCTCACTGTCGTCTATTTCCGTCGGAGGGACGGACGTATTTATCCCTTTGCGCCAATCCCTGACGCGCAGAGGTTGCATTCCGATATTGTCCAGGTTGGACGATGCCGCCATAGTTCATAGAAACTAAAGGAATGGGTTCTTAAAATGCGACGGGTCAAAGATTGCTTGCGCTCTGCCACCGCCGCCCGGTAAATCATTCCATCTCTGCTGGCTCGTCGCCGCCACTTTGCGCTTCTCCCGCTTTTCCAGCTTGTCTAGCAGCTTGTCGTATATGCCCCGTTGCTCTTTCGCCCTATCTAGCATTCCGTCAAGCTCGTATAGCTCAGCTTTGACGTAGTAGCGAATCAATGGAATGAACTGCTCCAGCACCGGTATAACCGTTGAAGTTGCGACTTCGGACGGGTGAAAGTAGTACGTGCGCTCTATCGTGAGGATAGAGGTAGGAACGGGCGCAAGCCGGAATTGATAGAGCACGTTGGCGCCTGAAACCAAAATGCCATCCTCAATCCAGACTCCCGCCCGTCCTGGAGTTTCGAGCTTCGCCATATAGCGCGCCGCTTCCTGCGTTCCCCACAGCCAAAGAGGTTCCCCGGTGTCGGTGTAGCGCAGCTGTTCAATGTCGCGCCCGCCAACGGGAAGCTGATACACAGCAGTCCCGGCGACAGTCGAGAACGTGGAACGGGTGCGGAACATGTTGTAATTCGTAGTAATCGCAATATTGTCTAAAGCGTCGTTTACGCGCTTTTCAGTCCTCTGGACAAAGCCCGCGTCGTCGGTGGCTTTCTCCATGTTCTGCAATATTTCGATTGCTAACGAATTAGGCGTACTCATTACAGTCTCGGATTTTCGATAAACGTTTCAGGCAGCAGCCGCTCGTCGCGCGCCACTTTCACTTGCTCAGGTGAGCGCACATGGGATGGGCCTGTGGTCGAATGTTTCACCGCTAGATGTCGAGCCAGCGTATTCTCCGCATGCCACCGCGCCGTTTTACCGTTCCACGGCAGAATCAAATCCTCTGGGATTGAGTCGTAGCCGTTCACCCATCCGGTAGCTTCAGCGCCGTCGAAACTACATCTAGGGTCGGCCTGACACATTGACGGGGTGAGAGTCACCCATCCAATCGGCGTAACGGTAGCAAGTCGTCCCTCCTGCGGGTCTACGACTTTCGAGCGGTGAATCTGGCCACGGTCAATGTGGCTCACGGTGACTTCACGCGCGGCTTTGGCCTCCTGCCCTTGCAGATAGTCGGCCATCAGCTTTTTCATCCGCTGCTGTTCTTCTTCAAGCGACAGTTCAGTGACTTTCGCCTCAGCGTCGGCCCGCTCCTTGAGTGTCGTGTAACTGGTTTTCCCCATATTCGCTCCTAGTACATTTTCTTCCTCTTCCCGCCGCTGAGCGCGGCGCGCGAAGAAGCTATCGGGTGATTGCTGGCGATTCCGCTTTTAACGGCTGGCTTCTGCGGCGCTGCGCCTCTGGACACCGTCCGCCCCATCAGCTTGAATCCAGTCTTCAGATTGCTGGACAGATTCGGCTTGCCTATATTTTTCATTGCCATAAATATTCTCCTTGTGGATATGGGGCCAGTTGCCCGGCCCCTCTCCTGCTAGTTCTGTATCAGCACAGTAGCGAAACCGCCCGATGTGGTACTGAGGGCGATTACTTGCCGCCCGCCAACTACCGCCTCAGCCTCAGCCGGTGCGAAAGTGGCGTTGAAGCCTGTATCGTCCAAAGTGCCCGCCGTACCGGTTGTCCACAGAAGCGCGCCCGCAACGATGGTTGCAGCCGTCGCCGCCGTCGCCACGCCTGAATAGGCAATCCAGCCAAACTGGTTGGCGGCTATCGTGGTTGGCAAACTGATACCTTCCACCTTTTGGTTGGCGGCGCTGGAAGCAATGACTGTCGCGTGACGTTCTGCGAGAGTCGCCGTTACGTCCAGACGGACAGCCTGCCCTACCGTCACAGTACCGCCAAACTTGCAGTATTTGATTCGGTTGGGCGTGCCCGATGTTCCCCCGCGTGGGTCTTCACAAATCAGCCCCAGAGGAAACTGCGCCACGGTATCTACCTGTGTTGGATTTATCCCTAATCTGATATCTGCCATGTTTCCTCCTTACGCACCGGCGAAGTTAATGCGCCCCTGACGGCGACGATTGGAAAGAACCAGATTTCCGTACATCAAGCACTTGATACTGGCCGAGTCCTGATTGTCCGGTTGAATTGGGTCGGTGAAAGTGAACTCGTAGCCCTCGCCAAAAACCATCTTGGCGTAGTCGAGGTTGAGCGCCACGCATCCGAAACCGGCGGTATTCGACACCGAACCAGCGGCAACCGACGTGTTGGGCTGCATATCTTCGTCCCAAACGTGGGGAACGCCCATATAAACCACGTTCTTGAATCCAGCCTGTCCGAGCGCCGCATCCGTGCTGTCCGGCCCGCGAACTATCTGCTGCTTCTGTTCGAGACCGTCCAGCAGCACTAGATAAGCCGGACGAACCATCACCACAAGGTGCGGACTGTCAGAACCCGCCATACACGCGACAATCATGCCGCGCAGTCCGGCGAAGAGGTTGTTGACACCGGCAGGAGAAGCGGCGTTGATGTTCGCCCCGCCCGTCGCCGTGCCCGACAAGCCAAACCCGGTAGTTGTGAAGAACTGATTGCGCCATGTGGGATTGAGCGCGCTATCCAGCGTCCCATACGTCCCGGTTTGCGGGTCGAACGGGAGCGCCGATTGATAGCCAATCAGAGCTTTTCCACCGTCGGCTGAACCGTCGGCGGGGAGCGCCTGATTGACCTTGCGCTTCATGGTGATAGCCAAGCGCTGGCCCATCGCGTCCCACAGGTCAATGATTTGGCCTGGGCCGCTGTTCTGGAATTTCTCAAAGCCTGAAATCTGTTCGACGCCCGCAAGCTGCTTGAACGCGTATTCCGCGCCTGTCGCAACTTCGGTACGGGTCATATCGAGCGGGTCATATCCGGAATACCACTTGGCGCTAGCGGCATCGTCCAGCATGATTGGCTCAAAGATTGTCTTACCCTGCCGCGTAACTATCCCGCCAAGTTGCCCAAGCATCCATAAAACTACCTGGTTACTTGTAATGTTGTCAGTGAGAACGCGGCTGAAGTCCGTGAGAGATGTCGCATCCACTTGCGCCCAAGTGGTGCGAAGCATCGTTCCTGGTACTGCCATATATAGTGTCTCCTAGACTAGATGGGACGCGCCCTGCCAGTCTGTTGGTTATGGAGCATAATTCGGCCTAGCGCGCCAACGTTCATAAGGCTGGCGGGTAATGCCGGTTCTGCTGCGCCACTGACACCATTACGCGGAGGCAGGCTATGGGCCTGCGCTGCTTTCTGCGCCGCTTCTTGCGCTGTCATGGTTCGTTGGGCTGGTTTGGCGCTTGGTGAGGGCGCCGCTTGATGAGGTGAGGTGATTTGGGATGATGCCACCCATTCGTAGGCATCAGGAATGGTGAACCGTCCGTTGGACTTCGCTACCATTTGCAGCGCCTTGTCCATAAACGGCTTGAAATTCGGGTCGTTACCGTAGTCGGCTAGGACGCTATTGTACTGCCGGGTATATTCCGCCGACTGCATCGCGTCCCGGTGCGGGTCAAGCGCCGCCTGTACCGACTGCTGCACCGTTGCCTGAATGTAGGCGTTATTGAGCCGGTGAAACTCTGCCACTTGGCGCGGCTCGTAGAAGTCGAAATCTTCCGGATTTGGCGGCTGCGGCCCCTGTGGCTGCTGTGGCTGTCCGGCTAGTTGCCCTTGCGCCATCATCTGCATCGTCTGTTTCAGTTCGGATATTTCGCGGTGGAGCGCGTCGTAGGGCTGCGCCTCCTGGACGCCATTATCGCTCCCGCGAGGGACGGTAGATTCGATAACCTGTTCCTCTGCCGGCTCTTCTGCTGCTGGTTCCTGTGGAACCCATCTTAACTGGCCATTCTCTTTCCATTCCGGCTTGTACTCAGGTTGCGCTACTTGCGCCGCCATCCGGACAGTGTGCAGCGATTTACGTTGAACGGGCGCGCTATCCCGCGATGGCCCTTCGCCTTCCGGAACCACATTCGAACCGCCAACTGGAACTGTAATCTGCATAAGTCTAATCCCTGCTGTGAAATCGGATTTTATGGGTAAAACTAAACCCTGTCAACAAATGTGTGTTTTTCTGACACACATCAACTATTCTCACGGATAAACTTCTCGCCGTCTGCGCCGCCAAGCCCCAACCCTGATGGGCCGAAAGTCTTTTCGCTCCAGCCGCGCACATCCTTTTGGAGCTTTTCCTTTTTCGCCTTCTGTGCGTTGTCGGCAATCTTGTCCCATGCTTCTCTGTCGCTTCTGTCACCGACGGGAACGTGGTTCTTTTCCTTCATAATGGCCTTAAGCTGACTACTGGATGTGACATACCCATAGTTCGGATGCACATAGCCGTCCCAGTACGTGTCGGGACGCATGACGGGCAGCGACCAGATAAGAGGTGACGGCGCGCCGCATTCTGGGCATGCGGCGCGTTCGTCAGCTGGTAGACGCGGCAATAGTTCTTCAAAGTGGTTGCCGTCTACCGGACAGTGAAATTCGTAGAGAGGCATGGCTTAAAAACGGCCCTCAAGAGACGCGCAGTGATTCGCCTGCATTCGTGCTTCTGACAGTTTGCGAATAGCAACCGTTTTACCCGGCCCTTCAGGCAGTGCCGCGTTCAACAACTGCGCGCATCCCAGAAACGCGGCGTTGATTTGGTCGTATGTTACGCGCTGCTCTTCGGTTGGCGCGTGATAGCTAAAAATGTCTTTCAATTGGTCGTCTGTCATGTTTCCTCCTAGTAGCGAAAGCCTGCGCCCGCGCCGTATTTGTGAGTGGACGAACCCGCGAAGCCCTGCGTAAATTCGTACTCAAGAAAGAATGGCCGCACAAAGAAATGTCCCAGATTCACATCCGCGCCCAATTGATAGCGGCGCACGAAATGACGCGTGGAAACGTCGGTCGGATTCCTGAACCCGAACAGCGCAGTAGCGAACGGTTCAACCGGGCCAGCTTTGTAGCTGAGCCGTGGGCCGAATGAATAGGTGTCGGTATCGCGCTGCACTACGTCGAACATTGCAGCGGAAGTAGGAAGCGGCGACATAACCGGATACGTCTCCGGGTCAAGCTGCGTCACGTCGAAAGTGCGCTGAAAGTTGAAGACGCCGCCGAGACGGAAGCCGCCCCTGCTGATAATCTTGCCGTCCACGTCAATCCAAAAGCCATTCAGATATTCGGCAACTTCGTTCGGGTCGAATTTAAACTCGCTGCCGACGTAGCCGACTGACAGCTTGATTTTGTCGTTTGATTTGTCCTGCGCGAACGTCGAAGCGGCAAACGCAACGACGAATGTGAGTGTGATGATTACTTTTCTCATTCCTTCTCCTGTTAAGTGTTAAGCGGCAAGAATGCCGATTAGCTGTTTTTCGATAGCTATAAAGCCGTTAGCCGTGCAGTCGGCGCTGTAGATAACCGGGACGCCGTTAATCACAACGCTTTTGTAGCCCCACTCAGCAAGCCGGTGGTCGGCTGGAAGTCCAGCGTCTTCCAGTTCACGATATGCGCCTTCGCTTACGACTATCAGCCCGTAGCGGCCCTGAAACGCCGGACTTGTAGTAAATCTCTCTATCACTTGCTGCGTTGTTGGCATTCTTTCTCCTTAAGCGGCTACTGCATAAAGCCGCGCATTCCCTGCATTAAATCCGGCTGTGAAAGCCCTTCACCCGGCGCGCCAACGCCCGGCGTTTGGCCGACAGGCGACGGCGCAAACGCCCCGCCTATCTCTGGCGTCATCCCTGCGCCTTCCGTCGTCGGCATAGGTGTACGCGACGAGCGGAAGAATCGGCCAATATCCTTCTCGCCAAACTTATCCAGAACCCAACCGACGAGCGCGGGCATATTGAACGTATCCGGCGCTCCGGTTTGAGCTAAGACAGGTAGTGACTGGACGGCAAGCTGGAATATTTGAAGCGCCTGCTGCTTCTCCAAGTCGGGGTCAGTCTTCGGCGCCGCGAAGTACTCAACGTCTACATCCGCGTCGTCCTGTATCTGCTCGTTGGTGTACTCCTGCCACTGCGCGCCGTCCGGTCCGACAATTTCTATCGCGTCGGCCACGGTGCGGTGTTTCTTCAGGTGATGTAAGACTTGCCGCGCGATGTCTTCCACGAACTCCTCAAAGTCTTCCACATGTTGGTCGAGCTTCAACCCGGTGAGTCTTGCGCGTGTGCCGATTTCCCCTGCCGTGGTTCGGGACGGCAAGCGCCCACCCTGCAAGAGCGCGTCGGCCCCGGTCATCTCTTCGATGGCGCGCTGAATATTGGCCTGAATGATTTGGAAGTCCTGCGGCAGATTCGGAAGTTGAATCGCCTGAATGTCCCCGACAACAAGGTCATCACCGGCTAAGTATTTCGCCACCTCTTCGGGGTTCGTCCCTTCGCTCGCTTTGAGCCGTGGCCGACTCTTGCGCGCCACGTCCTGCTCAAGCGTGGCCATTCTGTTCAACTGTATCTGCTGGTCTTCAATCCACGCGGGAAGCCCCAGGCCATAGGGTTGGTTCGGGACTTCAATGTAGTTGTCCATCGCATACGGAAACTTATCCAAGTAGTCGTATGGCCATTTCTCGCTGAGCAACGGACGCGGGCAACCGTCGGGGTAAATCATGTGGTTTTTGGTTTTCCAGTCCCAAATCTCTATCAGCGCAACTAGATTGTCCTCCGGCAGCGTGATGCCCTGCATTGCCTTCATTGCGCGCGGGTCGAGGCCCAACATCTGCCACGCGGCCATCGTTGAAACTGAGGCGTCGCCGCTCCGTATCAGTCCAAGCGTTTCCTGGTCATAGGACTTGTTCGACAGCACGTCGGTGAACGGGACGAAGAAGACTTCAGCGCACCAGCGCGCCGTGTGCAGCGAGCAGTCCTTACCTGACAGGTCGAATAGAAAATTAAGCGGGTTGACGCGCTCGATATAAGCCGCGTCTTTCTTCACGTAATCGGCGTAGTTGATTGTCTCGCCTTTGGCTTTGCTCTCGTCCACTTCGACGGTGTAGCCGCTCTTGGCAACGCAGTGGCCAATAACCAACAGGTCACGAGCGCAGGCTTTCATGGCGCGCGTCATGTTCCGTTCGCGCCATTCATAGTTGAGTAGCGCCTGCTGAATCTTCACGCCAAGATAGTCATCATCGGTTGGACGCTGAGCCTTTAGTAGAAACTTTATCTCGTCGTTTATCAGAAACGGCACGATGCTGTTGATTATGCTCCCGGTTTTGTTCACGGTCGCCGTGTCGCGCGGGTTGTCGCTGTTGGGCTGGCCTCCGCTGCTTCCCCTGTCGTTCCATTGTTCTCCTTCATACCAGAGGTAGTATCTACGCCAATCCTTTTCCCCATTGCGCCGTTCAGCGCGCGCGCGGCGCATCATCGCAATGCGAGCCAACCAAATCTCACCATCAAGTTTCGGGTCGCCTGTCTCGGTTCTATGATTGACGAGCGCGCGTCGGACGCGGGAATTGCGCGTAACCGCAGGGCCGTCAGGGAAGAGAATTGGAACTGTTACTTTCTTTTTACGTGGCATTTACATTCCTGGGACTCGTAAGCCTCTAGTTCTTGCTAGCCTGTGCGCTTCCCAGGCGAATGAACCGCGCGGTATCGTCTCGCGCGGCGGTGAAAAGCGGTGGAGATGTTTCTTCATGTGGCGAGCTATCAATGCGGCGGATACGAAGTCGTCCTTGCTGCCCGCCGCGCCGCCGAACTTGCCGTTCTTCAATTCCTGATAGCTCTTTAGCTGGTCAACTAATGACTTTTCGTGTATCGAGCGGAAGAGTATGGCGTGGTCGCGTATGTCTGCGGCCAGGTCCGATATGAGCTTGCTTTTGCTGTCGGCTGACACGTTGAAGCCGGGGGGCGCATTCTTTTTTGTCTTCCCGGTGAACATGTCGCGCGGGTAGTACAGGCGCGGATAGCGCCATACCTTTTGCAGGTAGTCGTTCACTACAGCGCCGCCCCGTTCGTTATGTTCGACGGCTAGCAGGGCGTCGTCATACAGTCGGCCCAAATAGTTCAGCATTTCCGCGAAGTCGTAGGGGCTGATGACAGCGTTAAAGCTGGCGACTTCTTCTACTTCGTCGGCTGAGATAGCCAGCACAAGCGCCGCCGATGGGTCAGCCTCGGCGGACATTCCCATTGACGTGTCAGCGCCGATAACGAAGGATGTATGCTGCTTATCGAACTCCCCTGGTAGTCGGTAGAAGTAGACTTTCCCGTAGCCGTCGGCCCGGTGAAACTTCCGGTTTGGATTTATCTGGTCGTCGTCCTGAACGAACTTGCAGCGTATCGGGGTGTACCCTTCAGCCTGAACATAGGAGCGCATCTCTTCGAGGCTTTGGTGGTCGAATAGGTTCTTTGCGCTTGTGGCGAACGCGTCCGCGACAGTGGTCGGGTATTCATGCTTGAACACCTGCAAGCTGCCGAGACACTTAACGTCAATTGCGCGCCGCCGCCAATGAAGACGCAGCCGAACTTCCTCTTCTATCCACTCTTCCCCACCTTCGCCCATTTTCTCTGGATACCAAATAGGCAGGGCTTCGCGGATATGCCGGGACTCTTCTATCTCGTCGCCGTATCGGGAATCGGGGTCGGCGGATAACTCCCCTAGCTTGTCGTAGGTTAGCTTAGCGGTCCTGTACTCATCGAACGCGCACCACGGTATGAATACTTTTCTATAGCCGTTGTTCTGGTCGGTCCACCATTTAGTTGCTTCGTTTTCCCCTTTGGCCGTGGACTCCATAATTATCATCGTCCCGGCCTCGTCCGACATCACCTGAAGCAGTCCACCCATCTGGTCGGTTACGTCAACGCCAACTTCCGGCCACAGCGCGAACTCTGACAGCAAGACGCCGTGGAAGTTATAGGAGCGGCCAAGCTGCCCCGACTGCGCCGTCATAAAGACTAGTTTGCTTTCGAGTCCGACGCTTGCGCCGCGCCTCCGTTCGTGCGTGGTGGAGCCGAAGTACACCAGGTCTCGTCGGCTAGTGTGACAGCCGGGGCGCAACATCGGGTGCAACTGGTTGTGCATTGCCCGCAAGCGGTTGTTGAAGTCGTAAGTACTGGACTCTTTGTTGGCGCATATCAAGACTTCGCGGTTCGGACGAAGGGAAGTCAACCACAGGAACAGCGCAAGCCAGAATGTCGAGACGCCCTCTTGTCGGGCCTTCAGGATGAACCAGCGCACGGGCCGACGGGCTGCAAGGTCTTCCACTAACCATTCCCACATTCGCCGCTGGATGCGGTTAAGTTTCAGCCGGACGCGCTTGCCGCCTTTGGTTTTGATGAAGACGTTTATAGCGGCCCAGACAGGGAAGTCCCATTCAGATAGTTCATGGAAGCGGCGCTGGATGTAGCCTTCGGGGTCGGCGTCATATAGCGCAAGTTCTCGTTCCACGCGCGCAGGGTCCGGCGTGGCCATTCGGATAGCGTCGGCGGTAACTAGCGCCGCGCTGTCACTGGTTGTCGGCGTCGAAGTCTCCATCCTCTTCCGCGTCTATCACTGCGCTTGCGGTTATTTGCGTCAGCCCCGCGAGCGGCCCTGGCTGCAACGGCGCGCCCTCTATTAACTGGTTGAATGTCGCCTGAACCTTGACGGATTGCGTTTTCATTCCGCCGCCAATTTTAAGTATTAGTCCGATAGCTGTAAGCGCGGCCTTGTCGTCTTCGCCCTGAAGGATTGCTGCGAGCCTGTCCATTGCCGCGCCGTGAAGGGATAGCGCGCGAGTCTTCGTAGTCTCTTGAATATCCCTTGCTACTTCCTTGCCGCAGGGAACTAGCGCCTCGCTCATTCGCCCTCCACGTCAATTTCAATCATTACCCGACGGCGCGCGCCAATGGCTTTCAGCAGCTTGTTTCCCGGTTTTCGCTTCCCGGCAATCAGTAAGTCAATAAACTGCCCGGATACGTTCAGCCGTCTACCTAACTCCGCCTTGCTCCCCACGTCGTGCGCAAGCCGCGCAAGGTGTTCTTGGAACCTATCCAACTCAAGTAAGAAAGTGCGGCGAGCGCCACTTGGGGGCAACTGCGGAGTTAAAGCGCTGGTTTCGG